CCTGCCTCTATATCCCCGATGCAGTCCAAACCAATGCCAGACAGTCCTTTTACGCTCAAACCTGATCCGAATCAATGACAACTCAAACCAAAAAGAAACTACCGCTACGAGGGGCAACCAAGCCAAGGGTTCACAGCACACTTCTCAAAGGCAAAAGTCGTTCTGGTGAAGTCCTAGAGATGATTGAGCGTCTGAAGATGGACAAGCTCATGCCTTATCAAGAATTTATCCTTAATCAAATGATGATGGTCAATAAGAAAGAGCAATATCGGGTCAAGTTAGCCTTGCTCTGTATTTCGAGACAAAATGGCAAATCTCACCTAGGTAGAGTGCGTGTTATCTGGGGCATGTTCTATGGCAATGAAAAGAAACACATCATCATGTCATCAAACCGAGCAACTGCCTTGATGACCTTTCGAGAGATTGCCTACATTATTGAATCAACTCCAGAACTAAAGGCTATGACTAAGGCAGTTCGGTATGCCAATGGTGGCGAAAGAATAGAGCTGCTGAATGGTGCAACCTTGGATCTAGTGTCAGACACTCGCGACTCAGCCAGAGGCCGCACCGCGGATTTCTTATGGATTGATGAAGTGCGTGAAATCTCAGAGGATGGTTACAAAGCTGCTATTCCAACCACACGCGCCAGAGCTAATGCCCAGACATTCTTAACTAGCAATGCTGGCGATGCTTTTTCCACGGTACTGAATTCGCTGGTCGAGCGCGCTAAGGATTATCCTCCAGAAACTTTTGGTTACTATGAGTATTCTGCGCCACAATATTGCAAAATTGATATATCTAGCGAAGCCTTTTGGCGTGATGCTGTAGTGCCAAGTAATCCAGCACTTGGATTTACTGTCTCTCGTGAGTCCATTGAGGAAGCAATCGCCACTGCTCCTATTGAGACTACTCGGACAGAAACCTTGTGCCAGTGGATCGACAGCCTTCAATCTCCTTGGCCTCATGGCGTGTTGGAAGAAACCTCGGATAACACACTTGAAATCTCTATCGGGGCTTATACTGTATTCGGTTTCGATGTCAGTCCTTCGAGAAGGAACGCATCACTAGTCGCTGGACAAATACTTCCCGATGGAAGGATTGGCATTGGAATCATGGAGACTTGGAGTTCTCAAGTCGCAGTGGATGACCTAAAGATTGCAGCTGCTATTAAAGGCTGGTGCGATATCTATCGACCTCGCTTAGTCTGCTATGACAAGTACGCCACACAATCTATAGCCGACAGACTAAAGCAAGCTGGAGTAATGACCGAGGATGTTTCAGGGCAGCAGTTCTATCAGGCTTGTGGTGATCTTTTGACTGGATTGGTAACGCATAAAGTGGTTCACAATGGGCAAAGCGAACTTATTAGCCAATTCAATAATTGCAGCGCAAAGGTAAACGATTCGGCTTGGAGAATCGTCAAGCGTAAATCTGCTGGAGACATTTCAGCCATAATTGGAGTTGCAATGGCAGTGAGCAAGTTAATGCTTCCAGCACCTAGACCTCAGATTATTACTTAGACACGCCCTAGCACATTGTCTAATTGCTTGACAAATGCTACACTTTCTGTCTATGGGTAGAATCTTGCAGACATTCGGGCTTGAACCTAAGCCACAATTACAAGCTCAGTCCGCGCCACAAGTACTTGGCGAGTATTCACCTTATGCAATGCCCTTTCAGTTTGCCTATGTTGGCAGAACTGAAGCGATCTCAGTGCCAGCACTTATGCGCTGCCGTAATTTATTGGCTGGCACTATTGGCGCAATCCCTTTAGAGCTTTACAAGAAATCTAGCAATGAAGAATTAGGATCGCCTGCCTGGTTAGAGCAGCCTTCATACTCACAGCCACGATCCGTAACTATTGCATGGACTGTTGATTCACTTTTGTTTTATGGTCAAGCATTTTGGAAAGTCGTAGAAGTTTATCAAGAGGATGGCCGTCCATCTCGCTTTGAGTGGATCGCTAACAGTCGAGTGACTGCAACATTAGATAAAGATAATGTCTTTGTTAAATCTTATGCAGTCGATGGCATTACTTTGCCTATGGATGGTTTGGGATCTCTTGTTACTTTCCAATCACTAAGCGATGGCATTCTTAACACTGGGACTTCTACAATTCGCGCTGCTATTGATGTGCAGAAGGCAGCAACTATTGCAGCAGCTACTCCTATGGCAACTGGTTACATTAAAAATACCGGTGCTGATCTAGATCCTAAAGAGGTCTCTGGATTATTAGCTGCATGGAAAACTGCTCGCAATAATCGCAGCACTGCTTACTTGACATCTACACTTGAATATAACCCTGTGTCATTCTCTCCCAAAGACATGATGTACGGAGAAGCAATATTTAACCTGGCTACTGAAATTGCTCGCCTCTGCAATGTGCCTGCCTACTATGTTTCAGCAGATCAGAATAACTCTATGACTTATGCCAATGTGCAAGATGAGCGTAAGCAATTCTTGACATTATCTTTACAGCCATTTATCTCAGCGATTGAAGATCGCCTCTCAATGGATGACATTACTGCTCGTGGCAATGTCGTCAAGTTTGATATTGACAAAAACTTTTTACGCACTGACCCACTGCAAGAATTAGCAGTTATCGAAAAATTACTTAGCCTAAATCTGATTACCCAGGAGCAGGCTATGGGAATGACTGATCTAACACCTAATGGAAACCAAGGTATGATATGAACCAAGTAATTACCTTCTCAGCTGAACTAACAGCAGACTCAGCAAGTCGCACAGTATCAGGCAAGATTGTGCCTCTTAATGTTGAAGCAGGATCTACCAACATGGGCAAAGTAATCTTTGCTTCTGGATCGATTAACATTGCAGATCCTAAAGCCATCAAGCTGCTTAGCCAGCACGATGTTAAGAAGCCTCTAGGTCGCATGGTTTCATTTAGCGAGTCAGAAGATGCTATTAACGCAGTCTTTTCTGTCAGTCGATCACAGCGCGGTACAGAAGCACTAATCCTTGCAGAAGAAGGATTGCAGTCAGGTTTAAGTATCGGGGCAGAAGTCCTCAAGTCTACGATCAAGGATGGCGTGACTTATGTATCCGCTGCTCGCTTGGTCGAAGTAAGTTTAGTAACAGAGCCAGCATTCAAGTCTGCTCAGGTTACTGATATTGCAGCGGAAGAATCCGATGTAGAAGAAACAATCCAACCAACAGAAAGCGAGACAGCCGTGGAAAACACCACTCCAGCAGTCGAAGCAACACCAGTTGAAGCACCAGCGGTTGAAGCTGCTCGCCCAACTGTTTCAGCAGCATACTACACAGAGCCACGCATCGAATTGACAGCAGCTAAGTATGCAGAAAACTCAATCCGCGCAGCGATGGGTGATGAGTCAGCTCGTCAATACCTATTAGCAGCAGACAGCACAGTAAACAACCCTGGACTTGTTCCAACACGCCAGTTGTCAGAAATCATCAACCCACTAGGCACAGCAATTAGACCCTCAATTCAAGCGATTTCTACAGGGGTCTTGCCTGATGCTGGAATGACTTTTGAAATTCCAAAAATCACAGCAATGCCAACTGTTGCAGAAACAGCACAAGGTAATGCATTTAGCGATACAGATCAGACATCAGATTTCTTGTCAGTAACTGTTAAGAAGTACGCAGGACAACAGACATTCTCTGTTGAACTTCTAGATCGTACATCTCCAGCATTCTTTGATGAACTAGTGCGCAACATGGCAGCAGCTTACGCAAAGGCTACAGATGCAGCAGTAAACGCAGCATTGATCTCTGGCGCAACAGCAGATGCAACCACAACAGTTACTTACCCAACAGCAGCCGAACTTCTCGGAGTAGTTGCTCGCGGTGCAGCTTCTGTCTATAACGCAACACTTGGCCTACCAAACCCATTCGCTCGCAACATGATCGTCAACACTTCACAGTGGTCTAACATCATGACACTTAACGATGCAGGACGCCCTATCTACACAGCTTCACAGCCACAAAACGCAGGTGGAGTTGCAGCACCTACAGCACTACAAGGTAATGTTGCAGGACTAAACCTCTATGTAACACCTAACACTGCTGCTGGAACTGACACAGATGGTTCGATCATCATCGTCAACCCAGATGCGTACACATGGTACGAGTCACCAACATACCGCCTACGCGCAGAATCAACTGCAGCAGGACAGGTAACAATCGGCTACTACGGCTATGGAGCAATTGCTACCAAGGTCGGCGCAGGCGCATTCAAGAATAACAAGGCGTAAGCCTCACTAAGTCGCTCTGGGGATCAGTAGCCCTCTGATCCCCAGAGTCTTTAGAAAGGAATAGGAATGGCACTTACAACAGTCTCAGAACTCCGCAGCACTCTTGGAGTGGGTACTTTGTATACAGATGCCGTCCTTCAGGAAGTTTGTGATGCATCTGATGCAGTCCTACTTCCAATGCTTTGGAATAACTACACATTTAATGTGGCACACAGCAATACAACAACAGAGGGCACACTATATTTTAATGAATCTATAAAAGATGTTTTTTATGTAGGTCAAACAGTAACTATTACTGGTAATGGCGCACCACATAACGGGTCTAAAGCGATTACTGGTATGAGCGATACATCTATTACTTATGCGGTGACAGGTTCCCCAACAGCACAACCTCGACATACAGTTGCACCTTTTGGACAAGTTGCAGTTGTCGCAACAGTTGATTACACAACCGATACAGCAATTCAGAACGCAGCTCTTATGATATCTGTTGAGATCTGGCAAGCGCGTACAGCCACCCTTTCAGGCAGTAACGCTGTCGATTTCCAGCCAAGCCCTTACCGAATGAGCGCACAGCTTCTCGCTAAGGTGCGAGGATTGATCGCTCACGCGCTAGACCCTCGCTCAATGGTGGGCTAATGCCTCCAGTAGCGATAACTACACTCCGTACTACTTTAGCAACCGCGCTAGTAGATAACACTAAGTATCAAGTCTTTGCTTTTCCGCCTGCAACAGTCCTGGCTAATTCTGTAATTGTGTCACCAGATGATCCGTACCTAACACCTAACAATAACCAGCACATCACAATAAGCCCGATGGCTAATTTTAAGATTATTATTACAGTGCCTTTGTTTGACAATGAAGGCAACCTCAATGGAATAGAAGATGCAGTAGTAGGCGTGTTTACTAAACTCAATGCATCAGCTTTGACCTATAATGTAGGCGCAATAAGCGCACCAAGTATTCTCAACGCTGCGTCTGGAGACTTACTCAGCTGCGAGATGTCCGTATCAATCCTTACGAGTTGGAGTTAATATGTCCGAGTGGGAAAAAGAAAACGAAGCCTTCCTGAAGAAAATCGGGCAGGTAGCACCAGCAGCACCAAAGCCAGCAACTACTAAGAAAGACGAGGAATAATCTCATGGCTGTATTTCTAAATAACTTGGTCGGCGTGAAGATTAACTCTGTTGATCTTTCAGACCATGTAACAGCAGTAACAATCAACCGCGTATTTGATGAACTAGAAGTCACTGCAATGGGTGACAGTTCACACAAGTTTGTAAAGGGTCTTGAGTCATCTACAGTGACAATCGATTTCTTAAACGACACAGCATCAGCAAATGTATTGGCAACACTACAGGCAGCATGGGGAACAACAGTCACAGCTGTATTCCTACAGACAAAGGGAACAATAGTGTCTGCTACAAACCCTCTGTACACTGTCTCATTGCTAGTCAATAACACAACAGACATCAACGGTGCTGTTGGTGACATTGGCACACAGTCAATCACATTTACTGCTAACTCAACAGTGGCAGTAGCAACTACAGGTACTTTCTAAAAACTAACTAAGGGGCAAAGACATGGCAAAGTTAAAGATCGTTCGACAAGATGGAAGTATTGTTGAGGGAGAAATTACACCAGCGGTGGAATATTTCTTTGAACAAAGTACTAAAATGGGTTTCCACAAAGCCTTCAGAGATGAAGAAAAGCAGTCGCATGTCTATCTCCTTGCGCATGAAGTTATTCGCAGATCAGGTGAAACTGTTAAGCCTTTCGGGATGGAGTTTATCGAGACACTTAAAAGTGTTGAGGTGCTTGACTCCGACCCTTTAGCTTAAAGCGCGATCAACCATTCACCTACCTAATTGCTAGGCTAAGCATTAGGTTGGGGATCGCGCCACAGCAACTGTTAGAACTAGATAAGACCATGCTAGATGCACTTATGCAAGGTCTCAAGGATGAAGCGAAGGAGGTTAAGGATGCCAGTAGAAGTAAAGGGCGTCATAGCACTTCGCAAAGCCCTTAACGCCTATGCGCCGGATCTTGCTAAACAATTAACAGTTGAGATTACTCAGTCGTTAAAAGTTATACAGAAGTCTGCTAGAGGGTTTGTCCCTAGTTCTGCTCCAGGTAATCTTTACAATTGGGATCGACAGCCTTCAGCTGAGCCTAAAGCATTTAACACCTCTGGTAGAGTACGACCTTTTCCTCGTTATGATGCCACTGTGATTAAACGCGGCATTGTTTATCGCACTGGTTATGGCAAGCCAAACTCTAAAGGATTTAGATCCCTGTTCCGAGTTCGTAATAAATCGGCAGCCGGTGCTATTTATGAAACTGCTGGTCGCAAAAATCCAAATGGCGATCCAGCCAGCAAGTCTAATAACCCTAATGCCGGTGCTCGCTTTGTGCAGCAAGGCCCTTTGTACGGCAGCAAAAAGGCTGGTCAAGATATGCGTGGTCGTGTGATCTATCGTGCATGGGCACAGGATGAAGGCAAGCAACTGAAGGCTATCTTTGATGCTATCGATAAGACAGACAAAGCATTCAAGGCTCGCATTGCATCTGGTCAAGTAAAGGGAGCAGCATGAGCAATATAGTTATTGACATTGCAGCGGAGTTCACCGGTAAAAAAGCCTTTAAGCAAGCCGAGACTGCTTCAGATAAATTAAGCAATGGTGTTAAAAGTCTTGCTAAAACTCTTGGTGCTGCTTTTGGTGCACAACAGATTTTGGCTTATGGCAAAGCTGCTGTTAAAGCAGCGGCAGAAGATGAGAAGGCACAGAAGCAACTAGCGCTGGCTCTTAAGAATGTCGGGCTTGGTCGCGATGCTGCAACCTCTGAGGGCTTTATCCAGAAACTTGAAAAAGAGTTTGGGATCCTAGATGACAATCTAAGACCAGCCTATCAACAGTTAGCGGTAGCAACACGAGATACAGCAGAATCACAGAAGCTTTTGCAACTTGCTCTGGATATCTCAGCCTCAACTGGCAAGGACTTAGGCTCAGTTACTTCAGCCCTCTCAAAGGCTTTTTTGGGCAATAACACTGCCCTTTCTAAATTAGGCGTAGGCATCTCCAAGGCTGATCTAAAGGCTAAGTCATTTCAAGAGATTACAGCAGAGTTATCAAAGACCTTTGCCGGATCTGCTACGCAGTCTGCTAATACTTTTCAAGGCTCCATAGATAAGTTAAGCGTTGCATCGAACAATGCTAAAGAGATTATTGGTCAAGGTTTGATTGCAGCCCTTCAAGGTTTAAGTGAAGAAGAAGGAATTAATGATTTAACAGACGATATTGAAAACTTTGCTACTGAAGTGTCCAAGGCAATTCAAGCTGTAGGGCTACTGCTCGGTCTGCTTAAAAGCGCACCAGAACTTCTTGCTAAAACTGGTGGACCGATATTCAAGTTACCTAAAGCATTTACTGGGGCTATATTTGATCTAGAAAAGTTATCTAAATTCACAGCCGTTGGAGCCTTGAGCGGTCTATTTGACTTCCTACAAAAGCCTGTAAGTGGTGACAGCACAGCAGCAGGACTTGCACACTTAGCAGAGTTAGAGGCTAAGTACGCTGCCTCAGCTCTTAAAGGTGGTAAAAAACTCACAGCAGAAGAATTGAAGCAACTCAAAGCCAAGCAGTTAAAACTAGCCATTGACAAGGCTAACCTAGCCCTAGGCAAGGGATCTAATGTCTTTGACATGGAGAAGATCCAACTAGCAGCAGCTGAGAAAAGTGCAGCCGAGCAACTGGGTAAAGTTACTAGCCAAGCACAACTTCTACAGATTACTAACGACCTTGCTCGCCTAGAAGTCAAGCAATCTATCCTCGCCCTTGAAGAAGCAATCGCCTCTCAGGATGTCGCAGCCATCACTGCTGCAACTAATAAACTAAATGCAGATCTGAAGATTGTCGGTGCCCTGACTGGCCAAGAACTCAAGCTAAGGGACATTGAGAAAATCCTTAAAGACCTTTTGCCTAAGGATCTAATTAACCTGGCTAATCTAAATGAGGCTATAAGGCTGCTAGGGGTTATCGGTGCTGGCACAGGTAATACGATGGCAACTCACGCTGCTCCTATTCTAGGCGATCCTAATAAGAGTCCTACTGGTATTCCAGGATCATCGCCCGTCTTGATTCCTAGCATTTATGCTTTTGGCCAACGACCTAATCAAGGTGGAGGTTATGACTTTTTCGACCCAGAAAAGGTAGGCATGTTCTCAGCTGGAAGTTCAGGTACTAAGGGAACAACTGTAGTTGTGAATGTAACCGCAGGCACTGTTGCTAATCCTGAGCAACTAACAACTATGATCCAAGATGCTGTTATAAGTCTTAACAAGCGCGGTGACTTACTTACTTATGCTGGGTCACTATGACCAGACCAAGTATAAATGTCACGATTGATTTCTCTACTGGAGCAAGTTTTGGCTATCCCTTTGTGCTGGGTACTTCTGAGTTAGATGGTGGCGATGTCTTATCCGACTCATCTACAAGCCTTGTTGTAGATGTCTCCAACCTGCTAGATAGCGTCAATACTAATCGAGGACGCAATATCTCATCTGAGCAATTCCAGACAGGCACAGCTTCAATTCGTCTGCTAGATCAGACAGGCAATTTCAATCCTCAGAACACATTGTCGCCTTACTACACTTATTTAAACCCAATGCGTAAGATGACTATTACAGCAACCTACGCTTCAGTAACCTACCCAATCTTTGCAGGGTACATAACAGGCTATAACACTTCTACGCCTAAGTTTGATGGCGATATTGTGTACACAACTATCACAGCTGTAGATGGTTTCCGTTTATTCCAAAATGCACAATTCTTTGGCGTTACTGGGGCTGTTGCAGGGGAAACTACAGGCACTCGTATTGGCAAGATCCTCGACACTATTGGCTGGCCTGTAGCCCTGCGAGACATTGACACAGGACTTACAACAGTTCAGGCAGATCCAGCCACACAACGCACAGCCCTAGCAGCTTTGCAGACTGTTGCTACTACTGAGTATGGCGCGATCTACATGGATACCACTGGACGCTGTACCTTTCAAGATAGAAACCTTACTGTCTCATCCGTTGCAGGTACTCCAGTAGTCTTTAACGATAATGGCACAGCTATTGGGTATTTCGATGTTAAGTGGGTCTTTGACGATACTCAGGTCTATAACCTTGCTACTGTCACTCGCACAGGTGGCGCAGTGCAAACAGCGTCAGATGCAGCTTCTATCGCCACATACTTTACGCACAGTTATAACCAATCTGGCCTGCTTATGCAGACCGATGCAGTAGCCCTTGATTATGCTCAAGCCTTTATTGCATCCCGTAAAGACACATCCAGCCGAGTCGATGAACTTACTCTGGATCTACAGCAGGATAATTACACTGCTGGCACTGTTGCAGCTTTAACGCTGGACTTTTTTAGCCCAATCAGCGTAACTACAACCCAGCCTAACAACACAACCTTATCCAAGACAGTGCAGGTATTTAATGTATCTCACTCGATCACACCTAACTCATGGAAAACTAGGTTAGGCACAGCTGAGCCAATCATCGATGGGTTCATCTTGGATTCGACATTATACGGTATTCTAGACACTAGCGTTTTAAGTTACTAAGGAGATAAAAGACAATGGCTAAACAGACCTTCACAACTGGTCAGGTGCTAAGTGCTGCACAAATGACCAGCCTACAGCAGACTGCT